CTCACGGCCTATGCCAACACCCGCCCAGATTGATCAGCAAGTCGAGCTAGAGCGCGAACAGATCCGCCAAGGACTCAAGCGTCTTAAAGAAAATACACAGAAGCTGGAGCAGCAGAGCTACGCATCCGCCACCGTGTATGGGGTGGCATCCATCGATGCTCTGTTGCCTCGGTTGGTAGCCCGAATTGAAGAGACCACCAACCGGATCAACGAAGGCAAGGTCGGTGCATCCTTCAAGGAGATCAGGCAATACCTGACTGATGTCGAGCCACTGGCAGCCGCAGCCATTGCTCTCAAGATCACCTTTGACAAGGTTTTCAGCGTGAAGGAAGGAAGTGATCAGGTCACAGAGGTATGTGACGCGATTGGTTCAGCGGTCGAAGCTGAGTGCCAGATGCGCCACTACGAACGCGAAGCTCCAGGGCTACTTAACAAGCTGAAGGAGAACTACTGGCATCGCTCCTGTGGCACCCACCAGAAGCTGGTGATCATCCGTACCCTAATGAATAGGTACGACGTTAAGGAGTGGCAAGCATGGGGTAGAGCGAATCGCGTCAAGCTAGGCGCGTGGTTGTTGGATTGCATTATCAACACCAGCAACTGGTTCACTCGCTACATGAAGCAAGAGGGGCGTAAGCGAGTTAACTACATCATGCCCACGCCGGAGTTTCTTGAGATCAAGGAACAAGTTATCAAGGACTCTGAGCTGTTCGCTCCATTGGCTTGGCCGATGCTGATTGAGCCCAACGACTGGACCAACGACAGACCTGGCGGGTACCTCTTGAATGAGGTGATGCGGGGTCACGACTTGGTTCGACGCGGCGATCCGTCATGTATACAGGGGGAAATACCACTCTCCTTCCTGAACAGGATTCAGAAGGTTGCCTTCAAGCTGAACCCCTTCATTGTGGGTGTAGCTGAGGAGCTAATCAGACTGGAACGCTCAGTTGGTAAATTCCTACCTATCATTCATCACGATCTGCCTGCCAAACCTGCTGACATTGATACGAACTACGATAGCCGCAAGGATTATCGGAGACGAGCAGCAGAGGTGATGAATAGAAACGCACAAGAGTTCAAACGCTCTTGTCGTACTCGCATGACCATGGAAGCGGTTGAACGATTCAAGAATGCTGATCGCTTCTTCGTGCCGTGGTCATTCGACTATCGCGGAAGAGCTTACCCAATCCCTGGGTTTCTAACACCACAGGATACGGATTTTGGTAAGTCTCTTCTGCGCTTTGCCGATGAGTCGTACATGACTCCTGAAGCAGAAGATTGGCTTGCATTCCAAGTTGCTACTTGTTATGGCTTAGATAAAGCTACGATGGCTGAGCGCCTTGAGTGGACGGAGAACAACTTCACACTCATAACGCAAGTTGCTACTGACCCAATCGGATCATTACCTGAATGGGAAGCAGTTGAAGAGCCATGGCAATTCCTAGCAGCATGTGAGGAGTTCTATCATTGCGTGATCGCGGCTGATAGACATTTCACAGGTTTGATGGTCGCAACAGATGCCACCTGCTCTGGCCTACAGATCCTGGCAGGCCTGGCACGCGACAAGAGCACAGCACAGCTTGTAAACGTACTTCCCAGCGATAAGCCTCAGGATGCGTACAAAGTCGTTGCAGAAGCGGCTAAGCCTCATTGTCCAAAGAGGTTGCAGGAACACATGGACAGAAAAAAGACCAAACGGGTCGTCATGACTGTTCCTTATAATGCAAAGCCGTTTAGCAATCGTGGCTACATCCGTGACGCCTTTACAGAGGCTGGCATAGAGGTTGATAAAGATGAGCTGACAGAAGTCGTTGCAGCTGTTCGTGGAGCCATGGAGCGCATTGTTCCTGGCCCCATGAAAGTGATGCGATGGATAGAGAGCGAGGTAGCTAACGCCATTAAGCGTGGTGCTACTCACTTGTCGTGGAGGACACCCTCTGGGTTTGTCGTCCATCAAAAGCTCATGAAGAAGCAGGTCGAACGAATCACCTTGCAGCTTCTCGGTGAATGCCGCATGTCGGTAGCTACTGGTGATACAGATGAAGTTGACATCAACCATCACAAGAATGCAACTAGCCCAAACCTTATCCACAGTCTCGATGCAAGCCTGCTACACCTGACAACGTTGCGGTTCGATGCACCTATTGCATTGATCCACGACTCAGTGCTTTGTAGAGCAACTGATATGTCGTACCTGTCCACAATGGTACGCGAGACATACATGCACTTGTTTGCAGAACACGACTACCTAACTGATTTTGCTCGACAGATTGGAGCAGAATCGGACCCGCCGATCATCGGAGATCTGGAACCAGAGTCCGTGATTGAATCCACCTACTTCTTTTGTTAATGGCACAAACTATTCACGTTACCCAACAGCCTGTTGTCCTTGAAGGTTATCAAGCTGTACTGAAACCCAGCAAGTTTGGATACTCCTTGTCTGCGGTTGTAGATCAGAAATTGGTTGATGCTCTAGAGGAGGATCGCACTGAGTCCATCAAGTGGGCAGAATCCAAGCTCAAGAACCCGAAGCGCTCCACTCTCAAGCCTGAACCTTGGGAGGAGGTAGCCGAGGGTAAGTACAAAGTTAAGTTCAGTTGGAATGAAGACACACGTCCGCCCGTGGTGGATTCAGAAGGAACACCAATTACTGACGAATCCACTCCCATCTATAGCGGTTCAACAGTTAAGTTGGCCTTTAAGCAAAAACCATACATCCTCCGTGATGGTGTCACCTACGGCACAAGCCTCAAGCTTGTCGGTGTACAGGTGGTCTCGGTTAACTCTGCTGCTGGTGTTGATGCAGGCGACCTGGATCAAACTGAAGTGGCAGCTCTCTTTGGCCAGACAAAAGGCTTCAAGGTTGGTGAGCCCAACGTGACACCTAATACACCTACTGACGCAGAAGACGACGAGTTCTGATGAAGTTTCGCTCAGGTTTGGAAGAGAAGGTCGCTGATCTTCTCTCCAATCTGGGAGTCAGTTACGAATACGAATCCACCAAAGTTCCCTACATCCTTCAATGCAATTACACCCCAGACTTTCTTTTGAAGAATGGTGTCTTTCTAGAAACGAAAGGCCACCTGACCGAAGAGGATCGCCGGAAGATGAAAGCAGTGAAGAAAGCAAATCCAGACTTAGACATTCGATTCGTCTTTCAAGCTCCCTTCAATAAAATCTACAAGGGATCCAAAACTACTTACGCCCAATGGGCAGAGAAGAACGGGTTTGAGTGGGCAGCATACCACTCCATTCCTGTTGAATGGTTCACCTAATTCCACCACTAATGGCTTATAACTACGGCACTCCTGAGTACTACGCTGAGCAATTCAGCGACTGGCTTGCTGATGTAGATGCTAGCGATCCTCAGACAACAGAGAATCTGATCGAAGGCTTCTTCCGAGCTATTGACTCTTGGTTCGATTATCACGATGAGCAGGCACGAGCTTACGCAGCCCTCCGAAAGCGAGTTCGTGAGGCACTTGCCGTGTGAACAATGTGGGTCATCGGATGCAAACTCTTTGTACACCGATGGCCATACCTTTTGTTTTGCCTGCAATTCCTACGGAAGCGGCGACGGCAATGTTCACACTCAACACATGTCCACTAATGTATTTCTCAAAGGAGAACCGCAGCGCCTCGCCAAACGAGGAATCTCTGAAAAAGTCTGCCAACAATACAAAATCTACAAAGACGGAGACGTTCTACGGTTCCATTATTTCGACGATGCTGGAATCCTTAAAGGATGCAAGGTAAAGACTAAGAACAAGATCTTTAGTTATGAAGGAGACTCCCCTGGCACCCTCTTTGGACAACATTTGTTTCCTTCCTCTGGAAAACGAGTCGTTATCACCGAAGGAGAACTCGATGCGGCTTCATGTAGTGAAGTTATGCCGGGGTGGCCGATGGTTTCTTTACCTAGCGGTGCCGCTGCGGCAAGGAAATCGATTCAACGGTCTATCCCCTGGCTCCAGGGTTATGAGGAGATTGTCCTGTTCTTCGACAATGACGAGGCAGGCCGTAAGGCAGCGGAGGAAGCAGCAGGCGTCCTACCACCTGGCAAGACGAAGATCGCCCGTCTGGAGGCGTACAAAGATGCCTCTGATGCCTTACAAGCCAACGATTCGGAATCGATTCGCAGAGCGATTTGGGATGCTAAGCCGTACCGTCCTGACGGCATTGTCGATGGGAAAAGCCTCCTTGAATTAGTAACCACACCATCACCCCCAGCGGACCATGACTACCCGTTTAGAGGAATACAGAACAAACTGCACGGGATCAGATATGGCGAGCTTGTCACGATTACTGCAGGATCTGGTATCGGAAAATCCTCGTTCTGTCGTGAACTTGCATCTAACCTTCTTAACAAAGGAGAACGGGTTGGTTACCTGGCTCTTGAGGAGTCCAACCGACGTACTGCACTTGGACTGATGTCCGCATCAGTCGGCAAATCACTACACCTAGGAGAACATGACCGAGCTACTCTCACCGAAGCATATCAAGCAACTCTTGCTGATTGGAATCTCTTTCTTTTCGACGGCTTTGGTTCTTTTGATCCTGATCTCATCTACAACAGAATTGAGTACCTGGCAGCAGGTCTTGATGCGCGGATCATCTTTCTAGATCACCTTTCCATCCTCCTTAGTGGTCTTGATGGTGATGAACGTCGCATGATTGACACCACCATGACCAAGCTACGTTCCCTTGTTGAACGTACTGGTGTTGCCATGTTCCTCGTTTCACATCTACGACGAACAACAAATGACACACCGCATGAGGAGGGTGCCCGCGTCACTTTGGGACAGTTGCGAGGATCTGCGGCCATTGCACAACTCTCTGACGGAGTTATTGCACTCGAAAGAAACCAGCAGAGCGCATCTGGAGGAAGTGATACGACTGTGCGAGTCCTTAAAAATCGCTATTCAGGCGAGGTTGGCATCGCGTGCCAACTGAAGTACGACCTATCCACCTGTAAGTTCAATGAAACCGAATACGAAGAAGAGTTCGACCCCAGTACAGACTTCTGAGCACAACTCATCCCCACGTGTTGTTGTATATCCAGGAACAGTACCTGCTATTGGTCCGAAACCTCCAACACCTGAAGCCGTAGCAAAAGCACAGTTTGTCGATAAAACCTATCAATGGACTGGAAAGTGACCAAGGAAGAGATTAAAGAGGCAGAGATTGAGTTTTGTGCAATCATTGCTGGTGGACAGAACAACAGGGAGTTCTATCAATCCGTCCGTCATGTAGTTGAGTTCTTTAAGCGATTACTTGAGGAGCAATGAATCTAGTCTTTGATATTGAGTCGGATGGTCTATACCGTGATGTTACCCGTATCCACTGTTTATGTATCCACGATCTTGACGCTAAAGAGGATTACATCTTCAACGATGAAGGTAATGCGGAACCAATTACGAAGGGCGTACAGATGCTTGAGGACGCCTGCAACATGGTCGGTCATAACATTGTGGGCTACGACCTTCCTGTTATTCGCAAGCTTTTTCCATGGTTTAGTCCCGCTGGAAATCCTGTCGATACTTTGGTTCTTAGCCGCATCTATCATGCTGACATCCTGAAGACAGATCAGAAGCGTAAGTGGAAGAACATGCCACTACAGCTTTATGGCCGTCACTCGCTTGAGGCCTACGGTCACAGGCTAGGTGAATACAAGGGAGAGTTTGGTAAGACTACTGACTGGAGGAACTGGTCAGAAGAGATGCAAGATTATTGCTTACAGGATGTACATGTAACTAAAAAGCTTTGGCAACATTTCCTACCCTACCTGACTGGGTTGCGTTAGAGCACCGAGTCGCACAGATACTAACAGAGCAAGAACTATATGGATGGCAATTTAGCGAGGCTGCTGCATGGGAACTTGAATCGTCTCTCCGACGAGAGTTGGAAGGGCTTACTAAATTACTACGCAACAGGTACCCTTACGTTGCAGACCGAGAGTTCACTCCTAAACGACCTAATAGAACCACTGGATACGTGGCGGGAGCGACACTCACAAAGCTGAAGGAGTTCTCCCCTACCAGTCGTGATCACATCGCCTGGGTAATGGAGAAGCTGCATGGTTGGAAGCCTGATAAAGAGACAGCCAGTGGCAAGACTGCCATTGACGAGACTGTGCTCAAAGACATTGGTACTGAAGAAGCCCTTCAGTTCTTTCGGTGTCTTGAGCTAACAAAGCAGCTCGGCATGTTATCTGAAGGCAAGAATGCTTGGTTGAAGTTAGTTCACAATCAACGCATTCATCATA